GCTTTTGAAATTCGGTGTTGAGGTTGATAAAGAATAGGCTTATGGCACGCGAATCATATCTCAGGAGTAGGGAGGCCGCAGCATACATAGGTGTATGTTTCAGGACGTTGCAGAAATACATTGCAGATGGTCTTATTCCATGTACCAAACCTGCAGGTCGGTGGCTGTTCAAGAAGAGAGATCTTGACGCTTTCCTAAACAATGAATTTCCTTAATCAACATAAGGGACCAAATAAATCGAAGATGCCGATTCGATAATTATCTTACGAGAATGCCCTATTGCTTGAATAGCAATCCTAACCGGGGTAATTTGGGAGAAGAGCGGCACTTACTCCCTCTTGCGGAAGAAACGCATGGTGCGGCAACAGCATACGGACGAAAAGTGAAGGCTTGACCGATGAACTGAATGTAGTCGAAGTTGTTGGTGGGATAAAGCCACCTATACTGAAAGAGTGAATGAAGTAACTCCGTGAAGAAAAGTTGAAGGCTAAATACGAATTTTAGCCGTGAGGTATGTCCTCTATAAAAGAATTGGATTACGCCAATCGCGGCACATATCGGTCTGTAGCTCAGTAGGTAGAGCGCACCCTTGCAGAAATGCTTATAACACTGGGAGAGGGTGAGGTCGGTGGTTCGAGTCCATCCAGACTGACTTTGAAAAGGTTGAACATTTTTTTAAGTTGGCGAATTAGTTAATTTATTCAAAGCCCTGTTTTGACGGGCTTGCCAATAGGTTGGTTTTTAAGGTGGCCGTTACAGCGGTAACGGCTTTTAAGGAGAGTTGGCTGAGTGACTGAAAGCACCACACCGCTAACGTGGCATACGGAAACGTATCGGGGGTTTGAATCCCTCACTCTCCGCAATTTTTTCCTTTGAATATTTTTTTTCTGTCTACAGGTATAATTTTAAATGAAAATCGTAGAGCATTTGCTAGCTCATTGTGTTAATATGTCTGTTAACCGCTTGCTTGTGAAAGTAGGCGGTTTATTTGTTTTTTTAATATACTTTTTGCAATCTCCATGATTGTGAAATTATAGAGATTTATACATACAATAAAAATCAATAACATGAATTGGTCTGAAAAATCGAAACAGATAGCCGCGGAGCTTCTTGGAGAAATGGAAGATGGCGTTATTAACCCTGACACCAGAGCAGATTTTTTGCAAGTTTTGGAGCAAGCTGCCATCAAGGGCATGAAATATGAATGCGACAACTGGGTTTTAAGAAGAACAAAATAACAATATTATGGAAAAGACTTACATAGGAATTGACCCTGGCCTACAGGGGTTTATAACGGCTATATTCCCTAACGGGAAGTTTGAGTTCTATTCGATTGACGAGAACGACGATTTGGACTTGAATCGGATTATTAAGAGTATCAAGGAAAGATCATGGCAGGTTACTGCTGTCCTAGAGGATGTTCATGCCATCTTCGGTTCATCTGCCAAATCTACTTTTGCCTTTGGCGAAATCAAGGGAATCCTCAAGGCATTGCTCATAGCAAACGAGATTCCCTACAATCTGGTGCAGCCAAAGACTTGGCAGGGTGAGATATGGAACAACCAGGACATGATAGTTTCCTACAAGACAATACAAAAGTCTGACGGTACAGAGCAGAAACGAAAGATAGTTGATACCAAGTCAACATCTATCAACGCAGCCCGCAGACTATTCCCTAATATAGATTTGCGTAAGAATGCTCGATGCAAGAAGACTGACGACAACAAAGTTGATTCTTTGCTGATGGCTGAATACGCACGTAGAAAGAATCTTTAGCACGAAATTTCATTTCCGTATAATAGCATTTTTATATTGGTATTAAACAAATTATTTTGTTAGATTGTCGGCTTAGTCGTGAGATTGGGCCGACTTTTTTTGAAAGTCTATAAACAACGAGAAAATATAAAGATATGAAGGAATTAGTAAAGATACAAACCGAGTTGAAAGCAAACAAGGATTTGTACAACGATTTTGGTGGATACGGGTATCGTAGTGCAGAGTCGATTTTGGAGGCAGTGAAACCCTTGCTGAAAGACACGAACTGCACATTAATCACATCTGATGAGATGGTTCTTATCGGTGAGCGTATCTACGTCAAAGCCACCTCAACTATTAAGAACGAGAAGGGCGAAACGGAAAGTTCATCTTCGTATGCCCGTGAACCCCTTTCCAAGAAAGGAATGGATGAATCTCAGCTTACAGGTGCAGCGTCTTCCTATGCCCGTAAGTATGCCCTTTGCGGTTTGCTTGCTATTGATGACCGTAGGGATGCTGACATGCTCAACAACGGACAGTCACAGGTTCCTGAAGGTAAATTAAAGAGTGAGTTTACTCAGGCTAAAAAGAAACTTGACGGTTGTAAGACGAAGCAAGATGTTGTTGATTTGAACAATAAGTTTGAGGATTTGTGGAGCTATCAGCCATACGTGCAGTATCGTGATATTAAATATAACTCATTACCGTAATGAACGATTTTCAGAGAACAGATGATTGGTATCTGGCGCGTAAGGGTAAGCTTACTGCCAGTGAGATTGTGAACATCCTTGTCAAAGGATGTGGAAAGGAAGAGGTTTTTGGTAAAAAGGCTCTTACTTATCTCAATGAGAAGGTGGCAGAGCATTTCATGGAAGATGAAATGTTCGTTTACTATATGACCGACGTGAAGAAGTCAGCCCCCGCTATGAGGTGGGGAACTGAATACGAGGACACGGCAAGGGAGCAGTACGAACTTTACACCAAGAAGCGTGTGATGGACTGCCCCTTTACTCCGCTCAAAGGCTATGAAGAATTTGTTGGCGGTAGCCCTGACGGTAGGCTTTCTACCTTAGATCGTATCATCGAGATCAAGTGTCCCTACGGCTATGCCAACCACATCGAGCATTGCAAGTGGGACAAGCCGGAGGACCTGCTTGCAGGGAATCCCCAGTATTACGCGCAGGTTCAATTGAATATGCTGATTACAGGTACGGAACTATGTGACTTTATCAGTTATTCACCGATGTTCCGTCACGGTCTCGACCTTCACATTCTTGAAGTTCCCTTAGATAAGGAGTACACGAAGAATCTGATGGAACGTATCGAACTGTCAGTTTCATATATGAAAGCTCAGATAGCAGCAATATCCAAACTCAAAACTGATGAAGATTAACCTCGTTTGTACCTCTGAGGGATTCAAGCCTGCATCCGATGAAGACTATGAGAAGAAGAAAACCATCAAGAACGGTACTGTATGCGAATGTACTATTAAAGAGTACAGGAATTACAAGTTTCTCAGGAAGTATTTCTCCCTCATAAATTGTGCATGGGAATATCTCGACGAGAAACAGCAGAGATTCTTCTATGACAGCAAGGACAGTTTTCGGAAGACAGTGGAGATTTCTGCAGGTCATTGTGAGCCTGTTTACAACAGAACCCGTAATGAATGGGTAGACATTCCGAAGTCTGTTTCTTTCGACAAACTGACAGAATCAGAGTTTTCCGCTCTATACGAAAGAGTAAAGGATGTGCTTTACAATTTGTTCCTTACGAATGTCAACCGTGAGGAATTTGAGAATGAACTTAAATGGTTTTAATAATATTAGGAATTATGAGTGAAATTATTTTAAGCGGTGTAGTCACCGCAGTCTTACAGCAACAACAAGGCGTGAGTAAAAGAACTCAGCAGCCTTGGGTGAGCCAGGAATATGTATTGTGCCATGAACAGGGGCAATATCCGCGTAGTGTCTGCTTCAAAGTATTCGGACTAGAAAAGATTCAGCAGATGGCGATACGTCAGGGTGAGTATTTGACAGTTCATTTGAACATCGACAGCCACGAGAGTACAACTAAGCCCGGTACGTGGTTCAATAGCATTGACTGTTGGAAGGTAGAAAGACAGACACAGCAACAGGGAGTGGCCATGCAGCCGCAATATCAAGGTCAGGCTCCTGTGCAGGGTGGGTATCCACAACAGGGCGCACAGGTGCAGCAACCGCAGCAGCCTCAGTATCCACCTCAACAGCCGGTGCAAGCTCAGATGCCGTTCCCACCTCAACAGCCCGCAGCTCCGTTCCCGCCCGCACAAAGATAAGACGATTATTCTAACGGATTCTTTTTTTACCATACTGTAGTGACGCCCGAATGACAATGAAAGTCAAGTGATGTATGCGGCTCTGGCAATTCGGTCAGAGCCGCCGTTGTGATTATTTGGACATATTTCTGAAGATTTATGGCAGGAACTAAATACGGCTTCTGTCACGGTTGGATGATAGAGCCTGTAGGACATACAGAGGTGACTTGCAAACAGCGTGAACGATGCGCCTATTTCGATGTTGAGTTCTATCGCAATCACGGTCATCACCTCGAAGATTTTGAGGAAATGTTTCCTTATGAACCGTGCAAGTTTTTCATCCCTAAATCGGTGGAAGAAAAGAACGTGAAAAAAGAAGATAACCCATTCGATCTATTTTTTGGAAAGAAGTAATATGGCAATACCAGAGTATATTTTGAGGTCGGCAGATGAATACTGCAAATCTCTATCTGGAGCAAAGAGGGAGTTGGTTTACAATGCCTTCATTGCTGGACACAAGGCCACCAGACAGCCGAAAGTGAAGAATGTAGCACTTTCCGAAGAGCAAGAAAAACTGTTTATCGAATGCTGGGATTCATACAAGAACAAAGGTAACAAGGCGAAAGCCAAACTTGAATGGCAGAAACTTTCGGAAGAAGAAACCCACCTTGTTCTTCCACACCTGAAAGTCTACGTTGCAAGTAGGGAGCGGTGTTATCTTAAAGACTTCGAGCGTTACCTCCATGACAAGGTTTTTACGACAGTAATTGTCAAAGGCAACGACACCATATACAACCCAGAACATTTTGCCAACGAACAAGAATACAGACCGACAACTGACGGGATATTCCAATTCTGGGATTCCGAAAGGAAATGCCTGATGTTCAATGGCTACATCGACCAACTTGACGATGGTTACACCAAAGACAATCGACCCGACGGTGCGAAAGTTTCCTGGAGCATGTACGAATGGGTATGGAACAGGCAGAAGAAAGAATGGGTTAAGCAATGATGTTGTGATAAGATCACAGCAGAAAACACAAAGCAATGATAAACGAGAATACTCTGAGGTATTGGTGGCACGTATTCAAGAACGATTCCGAGTTGGTTGAAATCCGAATACTTGGGAAGTTCGCTTATAGCGGCTACTACAAGAATATCGACAGACTGATAGAGGACATTAAGTTTTATGAAGAACTTCCAGACGAGCAGATATACTTTACCCTGAACGAGATTGACGATGGTTGCTATGGACGTGCCCAGTGTGAGAAAATCATCAAGAGTCCAAAGACAACGACCAATGACAGCAATATTATCCGAAGAAAATGGGTATTGATAGATTACGATCCTGTACGTGTAACAGGAACAAATGCCACTGATGAAGAGTTTGAACTTGCTCATAAGAAGGCACAGCAAGTATATTCCTTCCTGAAAAGGTGTGGATTCAGCGACCCTGTTATTTGTCGCTCAGGGAATGGATATCATACTGTTTATCGTGTTGACATGCCGAATACCGATGAAGTGAAGGATTTGCTTTCTCGTTTCCTTCAGTCAATTGCGCTGATGTTTACCGACGAAAAGGTAGATATAGATGAAACGGTGTTCAATGCTGCCCGTATCTGTAAGCTGTACGGAACAACGGCGAAGAAAGGTGCAAACCTTCCTGAACGGCCATGGAGAATGTCTGAAATCATCTATGTGCCTGACGAAATCAAAGTCACGGACATATCGCTTTTCCAGTCGGTCGCCAACCTTCTTCCGAAAGACGAGCCGAAGCAGCCTGTTTCCTATCGTGGTGGTGGCAGTAATGAGCCGTTTGACCTAGAGAGGTTCCTGAACGAGCATAATGTAATATACAAGAAAGAACATTGTGCCAAATGGGATAAGTACGTACTAGACCATTGCTTTTTCAACCCAGAGCATAAGGGCAAGGACGCTGCCATTATCCAGATGGCAAGCGGTGCCATCAAATACACCTGCTTACACAATACCTGTCAGCAACATACATGGCAGGAGGTTAGGCAAATGCTTGATCCGAATGCCTATGAGCAAAAGGATTACGGGCGGTATAGACATGATGGTCAGTATAGGCAACCATTGAAGCCTGTGCAGCCAGTTATCAAACCTGAAAACCCAGAACTTGGAAAGAAATGGTTCTCGCTGAGAGACATTTTAAAGGTTAACGTCAGTGAGTTGGAAGGTTTCAAGACTGGCTACACTGAGTTGGACAAGGCTATCAAGAAACTGTTCTTCAGTTCGCTTGTTATAGTCAGCGGTTCAAATGCTTCCGGTAAGAGTTCCTGGCTCAACTCTTTATTGCTTAACGCCATTCAGCAAAATTGCAAGTGTGCGCTATGGAGCGGTGAGTTGAGACCCGACGTGCTGAAGAGTTGGATTCAGATGGTCGCTGCGGGCAAAGAGTTTCTGAGGCATAGCAACAACGGAAAGTATTGGTATGTCCCCGACGAGTTATCTGTGAAGATAGATGACTGGACATACGGAAAGTTTTTTCTGTACAACAACGAATATTCAAACAAATGGGAACAGATATTCGCCGACATGAAAGAACTTCTGGCGTTAGGTGTAAGAATCTTCATTCTCGATAACCTTTTCTCTCTTGATATAGACGTATTCGACGGTGACAGCAACAAGAAGCAAAAGGAACTAATCAATCAGCTTACAGATTTCAAGAAGAAAAACAAGGCGATCATTATTCTCGTAGCCCATCCCAGGAAGACAACGACTTTTATCCGTAAGACCGATATCAGCGGTTCGTCGGCCATCATCGACGCTGCCGACTATATCTTTATCATGCACCGTGTTAACAATGACTTCCGCAAGATGGGCGGTGAGTACTTTGGTGTTCAGAACATTCAGAAGTTCTTTCAATTCTCCAATGTTTTGGAAGTTTCCAAGGACCGAATGATGGGTACGCAGGACTATCTCGTAGGAATGTACTATGAGATAGAGTCCAGACGGTTCAAGAATACCAACGACGAAAAGCGGGTATATGGATGGCGTG